ATGGCTAAATTATTTGGTTTCAAAATAGAGAGGGATGACGAGAAGAACAAAGGCGTTGTCTCTCCTGTACCCCAAACGAACGAAGATTCGTCAGACTATTATGTGTCTAGCGGATTTTATGGGCAGTACGTTGATATTGATGGCGTATTTAAGTCAGAGTTTGAGTTAATAAAAAGATATAGAGAAATGGCATTACATCCAGAAGTGGACTCTGCCATTGAAGATATAATAAATGAAGCAATAGTTTCAGACCAGAATGATTCTCCTGTCGAACTCGATTTGGAGAATCTTCCAGCATCTACGAAGCTTAAAGATCTCATTAGAGATGAGTTTAAAACTATTAAAGAAGTCATGAACTTCGATAAGAAGTGTCATGAGATTCTTAGAAACTGGTACGTTGATGGTAGAATTTATTACCACAAGGTAATTGATATCAATAAACCAGAAGAAGGTATTCAAGAGATTAGATATATTGATCCACTTAAAATTAAGTTAGTAAGAAGGTTAAAGACTGATCCTACTCTCAGAGGAGCAATCAAACAAGTAAATGCAAACAACCCTTCCGACATAGAAAATCCTGAGATAGAAGAGTTTTATCAGTATGATCCTAGTGCAACTCAAAGTAAGAATGCTTTGGGTGCTATAGGTCAAACCCCTTTTGCAACTAAGCAAAGACCAGTAAAGATTGCACCAGATGCTATCACATTCTGTCACTCAGGATTAGTTGACAGAAACAAACAAACTATTCTTTCTTACTTACATAAGTCAATCAAAGCACTCAATCAACTTAGGATGATTGAAGATAGTCTAGTTATATACAGACTTTCTCGTGCTCCAGAAAGAAGAATATTCTATATTGATGTTGGTAATCTACCAAAGATCAAAGCGGAACAATACCTCAAAGAGGTGATGAACCGTTACAGAAACAAGTTAGTATATGACGCATCCACAGGAGAAATAAGAGATGATAGAAAACACATGTCGATGCTCGAGGACTTCTGGCTACCAAGACGAGAAGGTGGCAGAGGCACTGAGATCACTACGTTGCCAGGTGGACAGAATCTTGGCGAACTTAGCGACATCGAGTACTTCCAAAAGAAACTATACCGTTCACTAGGAGTTCCAGAATCTCGTATCGCTGGATCAGGAGAAGGTTTTAACTTAGGTAGATCATCTGAGATACTAAGAGATGAGATAAAGTTTACCAAGTTTGTTGGTAGAATGAGAAAGAGATTCGCTAGTCTATTCAATGATATGTTGAAGACTCAGTTGATTCTAAAAAATATCGTTACACCAGAAGATTGGGATACTCTATCAGATCATATTCAATACGACTTTGTATATGATAATCACTTTGCGGAACTCAAAGAAACTGAACTACTCAACGAAAGACTTGGTGTTGTTGCTGCAGTCGATCCCTATGTTGGAAAATACTTCTCTCTCGACTATGTAAGAAGAAAGATTCTGAAACAGAAAGATGAAGAGGTCATCGAGATCGATAAGCAAATGAAGCAAGAGATCAAAGATGGACTACTCGCCGATCCTATGGAAGTACAACAACTTCAAATGGGAGTTCACCCAGAGCAAATGCCTGGTGGGGCAATGAATCCTGATCCAAATATGGGTCAAATGCCGCAAGATCCTGGCATAGATGGTAGTGCCACAGAAGCTCCAGAGATGCCCGAAGGCGGCGAAATATAAATAATACTAGTCTAATTCTATATTAACAAATTTATGGATAATGATTTACTTGACATGATCGCTGCTGGCGATGAAGGTTCTGCAACCGATATTCATGATAAGATCAAAGAGATCTTATACAATAAGGCTGCTGAGAACATTGAAACTGTCAGGCCTGCGGTTACTGCCGATATGTTTGGTGGACCTAATCCCTATCTACAAGATGAGGAAGAGGTAGAGACTGAACCAGAAGCGGAAGCTGATGGTACACCTAGTTCTGTTGAGGATACAGCAGAAGTTGAAGAGCCTGTCGCTGAGACAGATCCTGTAGATGATGAAGTAGAAGAAGAACAACCTGAGGCTTAACTAATGAAACTCATCACGGAAGAGATCGAAACCGCCAAGGTTCTTGTCGAAGAAAAAGACGGCAAGAAGAATATGTATATTGAAGGTATCTTTTTACAAGGAAACCTCAAGAACAGAAATGGTCGTTTTTATCCTGTGGAAACTCTTGAAAAAGAGGTCAACAGATACAACGAAGCATTTGTTGGAAAAGGTCGTGCTCTTGGTGAGTTAGGACACCCAGAAGGTCCTACTGTTAACCTAGACAGAGTTTCACACAAAATTGTAGACCTTCATAAAGAAGGAACTAATTTTGTAGGTAAAGCACAACTTCTCAATACACCTATGGGTAAAATTGCACAGTCATTATTAGATGACGGTGTAACTCTTGGAGTGTCATCGAGAGGTATGGGAAGTCTTAAAGACACTAGCGAAGGCTATAAAGTTGTCGGTGAAGACTTCATGCTCGCAACGGCAGCTGACATAGTTGCAGATCCTTCAGCACCAGACGCATTTGTGAATGGTATTATGGAGGGAGTTGATTGGGTTTGGGAGGCTGGAATCCTAAAGGCAAAACAATCTGAGGTTAAAATCATAGAAAAAACTATGACCCACCCTGCGATTGCAGTTGCTGAGCCACCAAAGGCAGTGGAGGAAGTCATTGAGGAGACCCAAAAAACTATAAATAAATTAGTAGATCAAGGTCAACTTGAGGAGAAGAAGTTGGAAATCTTCCAAAACTTCTTATCAAATCTTTGATTTAATAAATAAACATAGATTATACGATATCTAACACGTTTTTAGACGGAGAGTTCAAAATGTCTCGTGGAGATTTACAAGAAATGGAAGTAAAGACACAGCAATCCAGTACCGCTGTTAATAGTGGAGCAGCTAAGGGCGACCCTATGCCAACCACACCAAATTACGTTCCAGATGGTCAAGGTTCTGTGGAAGATCTTGGAGGTCCTACACCTGAGAACTCAAAACCTGATGACAACAGTAACATGCTTAAAACGCCAACTGCGACAATTAAGCAAGTTAAAGACGTAATCACCAAAAACGCTGGGAAAGCTGATCCAATGCCAACTGCACCTAAGTATGCCGAAGAGGCAGAAGCTGACGAATCACAAGAGGTTGTCGCTGAAGAGGAATCTACAGAAGCAACTGAAACTGAAACTGAAGCAGTAGATTTAAACGCCGCCATCGAAGAGGATGTTAACGCACTTCTTTCTGGAGAGGATTTATCCGAGGAGTTTAAAGAAAAGGCAAAGACGATCTTCGAGGCTTCCATCAATGCGAAGATTACAGATATCGAAAATCAGTTAAACGAGGCATATGAACAGAAACTCGTAGAAGAAGTTGAATCTATCAAGGTTGAACTTACAGAGAGAACTGATTCATACCTTGAATATGTTGCCCAAGAATGGTTAGACGAAAATGCTATTGCTATCGAGAAAGGCATTAAGTCTGAAATGACAGAATCATTCATGGAAGGCATGAAAAAGCTTTTTGAAGAACATTATGTAACTTTACCTGACGACAAATATGATGTCCTAGAAAACATGGTGGACAAACTTGATGAAATGGAGACCAAGCTCAATGAGCAGATAGAGAAGAACGTTGCACTTAACCAAAGACTTGGTGAGTCAACTGCTCAGACTATCTTTAATAACGTTGCTGAAGGACTTGCAGTATCTCAGAAAGAGAAGCTCCAAAGTCTTGCAGAAAGTGTTGAGTTTGAAAGTGAAGAATCCTATCGTGGAAAAATCGAAACACTCAAAGAATCTTACTTTGGTGCTAAGAAGACTACATCCACAACGTCCGCTCCTCAAGAACTAAAAGAAGAAGCAGCACACGTTGAGCCAGCTACTGGTGCAATGGCCGCTTATCTTGAAGCACTTGGACGTATGAAATAGGAACTCGTTAATTTTTAACTAACACACACAAGACGATGCAACAAAACATCAATTATCAACAACTCACTGAGAAGTGGGCTCCCCTTCTAGATCACGAAGGGTCAGATCCAATCAAGGACGCACACAGACGTAATGTTACTGCTGTTCTCCTTGAGAACCAAGAGCAAATGCTCAGAGAAGAGAATGCTTTCCAGTCATTGACAGAAGCATCTCCAACTAACTCTGCTGGAACAGGTGGATTTAGTGGTACAGCTGCAGCAGCAGGTCCTGTTGCTGGTTTCGATCCAGTTCTTATCTCATTAATCCGTCGTGCAATGCCTAACTTGGTCGCATATGACCTTGCTGGTGTACAACCAATGAGTGGCCCAACTGGTTTGATCTTCGCAATGAGATCCAGATTCACTAATCAGAGTGGAACTGAGGCTCTATTCGATGAACCAGATACAAGTTTCTCTGGACAGAACTCATCTCAAAACCTTACATCTGGATTTACAGATGTTGCTGCTGGTTTTGGTACAACTTCATCTCCAAACGGAACTAACCCAGGCGTTCTTAACCCTGTAGGTTCTGCAACAACAACTGACTACTCAGTTGGACAAGGTATGGTAACAGGAGACTCTGAGGCACTCGGAGACGCTGCTGCTAATGCTTTCCAAGAGATGGCGTTCAGTATTGAGAAAGTTACTGTGACTGCGAAGTCCAGAGCACTCAAAGCTGAGTACAGTTTAGAATTGGCTCAAGACCTTAAGGCAATTCACGGATTAAACGCTGAGTCTGAACTCGCAAACATTCTCTCAACAGAGATTCTTGCAGAGATCAACCGCGAAGTTATCCGTACCATCTACAAGGTCGCAGAACAAGGTGCAACAATCAACACTGCAACCGCTGGAACATTCGACTTAGACACCGACAGTAATGGTCGTTGGTCAGTTGAGAAGTTCAAAGGACTTCTATTCCAGA